CACTATCTAAAGCCTCAATCTGAAGCCTGGCTATATGGTCAGCAAGGCCAACAACATCAGCGATATGAAAAGGGTCAACAAGGATCGTCGAAGCAGTAGACTTTTTATTCTTGTGATATCCAGCCACCCCAAGCATCTATGCTCCCTTTTGATCCAATTGTCTAATTTCTATCCCAAGCTTGTTTGAAAGTGATTGCTTAATCGCCTCGTCCATCTCCATTCTAGTCCCCCGAAAGAACTTTGGTAAAAACCGGATCGCATCAATTGGAATCTTGTGGCGTTCGGGATGGCGGTAGTAAACTAGATATTCCCCCTTATGAAGCATCTTAAATGCGTTAACCTTCGTGTTGATAAAAACCACGGTTGAATCTTGATCAAGCTTAACCCCCGTCTTCTTCGCAATTTCCCTAAGACCTGGAAAACCAAAACGCATCGACACATCAAACACTACGCGCGTAATTCTCATAAACTCTCCAATATTGCCTTTAATGCTTTTGCTGGACAAAATACGATTGCTATCTTGTCATTTGAGACTTCGTGAACTCTTGCTGCTTCTAAATCTACAAACTGGTGATTCTTCTCCTTTCTACGAGAGATCTTCTTTTTATCCTCCCGTATAATTGTGTAGTAAACGTTTTGCGAAAGCTTCACCTCTTCACAAGCGTCTTTGATACTTGATCCTTCGCTAACCAGCGCCTTTACCCTATTGAAGCGATCCATCGTCTCTTGCTTGCGCACCGTATCCTCCCATTTGAAAAATTTTGCAAAATGCAGGTGCAAAAACGGGACCTGGACGAAATGCACGTAAAATCGAGAACAAGATTTTTTGCATGAAAAAATTACGCCACCACCAAGAAAATTTTACTTGATCGTGAAAATGTTGCAGTGCGACGGCATGGAATGAAAAAATTACAAAAATCGCTAAGGTGGTGCGTGAGGGGTAGGCTAATGGGTTAAGCGCTAGTCTAGGCCCCCTCCCCTGGGTAGTACCCTCCGGCCAGGCTAATTAACCATTGTCCTAGGTATTTTGAAAATTTCCAATGGTTTCAAGAACATAGCGCTGTGACTTATGGTTATAAGTTACAGTAGTATTGCTATGTATACACCGCGTCATAGGCTCTTGATGCGCCTTGTCAATGCCTAAACTCATAGCAGTCTCAGGGTAGACACGATCAAGCTTAGCATGAATCTGAGCTTAGTCAAGCGAAAAGTGACGCATTTTGCGGCGTTTTTTGAAAGTTCGACAGTGCCGTTTTTTGTCACTTTCAATGATTTCAAGTACTTACCCGTGCCAAACGGATGGCACCGCACCTGCAATGCTGCAATTGCAAGCGGCTGCAATATCGCAGCCCAAAACCGCCCAAGACAAGGGCAGGAGGATACCATGAGCGCAGAACAACAACCAACGGCTTTCAGTCCTGAGATGCTTGCTGAGTTCTTAAGGCTTAAGGCCGAGAACGAAGCTCTTAAGGCACAGGTTAAGCCTAAGAGCACAGCACAGACTAAGCAACTTGAGGTTGGAGATAACTTGCGGGTGGCTGTGAGTGAGAAAGGGGCCATTAGCATCTACGGTCTTAACCGTATGCCTGTAACCCTTTACATCCATCAGCTACGCCGAGTTGCAGGAGCTATCCCCAAGATCATGGCATGGACTGAGCTTCCAGAAGTGAAGTCTAGGCTCACTCAAAAGCCGATTAAGGCTGAGTAAATCATCGCTGTTTGAATCCCTGGAGCAATCCGGGGATTCTCTAGAGCGATGATGCTCGACTGAACTAAGCCACAGACATGGCTTAATTAGGGGCATGGATGAAACGAGTTATCGCGCTAATTAGCGCCGTATGGTATCTAGTTTCGGTTCACGTTGTGGCGTGGTCCGTTGCTAATACCCAGGATAGCGTAGCGAAGATATATCTCGACTTGCATAGGTAGCCACCTAAGCGTGGTTGTCTACTCGTGCCGGAGAACGCTTAGCTGTTCCCAGTCTCGGCACAGACTGGGGACGTTTTTGAAAGAGAGGTGATTGGCGTGACATTCGGCGATTGGCTAGTTAAATCAGTGGCATTGATTTTTGCTAGCTTCACTGTGCTCATGGTTTTAACTCAAATCATTCTCATCGTTGGCGCTCTTATAGCGTTCATCGTGGTCCATTTCATCTAATCCACATCAATTCACAGACTTATCCACAGGGCCTATATGGCCCTTTTCTTTTCCTTCAAGCGACATCTCACACAAAACATGCAAGTATGCGATTTTACTCGATTTTCATTTTAACGCGTTTAAACGGCCATTGCTCAAATTTTCAGCACGATGCATGTCGGCGCATGGACGTCGGCAAAAAAATTCAATGGCGGGGCGACTAGCGCGGTTAAAATTGATCGGGCGGCGCGTCGGTCGATTCGTTTTTCGCCGCGACAAGCGGAATCACGTTTAGGGCATTCGCCTCAATGACTCTTCGTTCTGCTCTCTCTAGAGAACCAGCTATATCAACGTTCATTGAGACATCGATTTGAGTCTTATCGCCATATCTCTTAGGGTCTCTATACTTAAGGATCTTAGCTATTGCTTCAAGCTTCACCTTAGCGTATTTGTCGTTGTAGTTATCGCACACCGCAAGCAGTTCCTCTTCAAGATAGATACAATATGCGACTAAAGCGCCGTCTAAACGCTCCTTGAATTCTGGGTAAGTGATTAGGTATTTTTGTAGGGCGCGTCTAGATTGAAGCCCCATCATTTCTGACACCTCATCAAGCTTCTTTCCATCCAAGATCATTTCACAGGCTTTCTCTTCGACTTCAGGTGGTAAGCGCTTCTTGACGTGCCAAGACATGAATTCACATTACTCTAAGGTTTAATGCTTGCCAACCTTATGCTTATTGTCTCAACTTTAGGCTTATGAATTATCACCTATTTACGATGATGTGGGGCGATCATTATCTGAAGCTCTTTGAGAGGGCATGTTTCAAATCTCTTAATTGGCCTGGGAATTTATCTGCAATTCACGGTTCTACGTGGAACATATTTACTCGTCACGAACATATTGCACAGCTTGAGGATCTCTTCAAAGACCGGCCATTTAAGCTCAATATCTACCCAGTTCCTGACCAAATTGCTGTTTCAGGTCTTGGCCTGGTTTCTAGAGATTCGTGTGAGATGGGTGTTCAGCTTTTACATGGTTTGCGTGACGAAGTCTATAGGGATATTTGTTCTAACTCAAAGATGATATTTGCGCCACCAGATACAATTTGGGGTGAATGGAGCGTTTCAAACTTGCTCAAGATGGGTTCTCAAAAGGGAACATGCGTTGCCGTTTGTCATCCAAGAGTTTTGCCAAGCATTTTAGATGAGATTGATGTTTTAGGGGCGACAAGGGGGGCGATCTCAAACGCGTCTCTTGTAACGTTATCGTTTCAGCATGCTCATGATTCATGGAAATACGCTGAGATTGGGCATCAAAAATGTAACTCTTACATTGGTGGCATTGCGTGGAAAAAGCTATCTCCTGGTTTATTTTCCGTTACCCACAGGCTTCCAACAGTTTATTTAGCTGATTTTCAGTCGAGTGATTTTGATTTCTATTGGTCACAGGTTTCATTTGGTGGCTGGGATCACAGGTGGCCAGCTGAGAATCTCATTCGTCAAGAGAGAATGAGATTTGTTGGTTCATCTGACGCGGTGATGGTTTCAGAGGTGACAGATTGGGATAAAAACGTTCCTCCAAATCCTAAGATGAACGCTCCGAAGGATGATTCATACTGGAACAATCATTATCACAATTCAATTAACAGGCAATTTAACGTAATCATGAGAGGCGAATGAAAATTCTAATTGGTACTCCGTGTGGCGGCGGGCAGGCATCTGTGCAGTATATGCTATCACTCATAGACATATTTCAAAACGTGGCAAAGATTAAGCATAACATTTTCATTAGAGATAATCTAAGGATCGGCAAAGAAAAAGGGATATTGAGTGAAGACCAGCTTAAGGTTTTATCTCAACTTGAGGCGGCTCAGCTTATCAATTTTGAGATTGGATTATATACTCTTGCCAATGAGTCTCTCTTATCTCGCGGCAGGAATCATATCGCTGCTGTCGCAATCAGACAGGGCTGGGACAAGCTTTTTTTTATCGACGCTGATGCCAAGTTCACATTTGATCAATTCGTTAGAGTGGCTCTTGCTCCATACGATTTTGTGGCTGGCGCTTGCCCCTTAAAGGTTTTGCCAATCCATCTAAACTATTTACCATTTGAAGATGATGAGCATTACCATAAGGAATCAATTAGAAGCGTTGAGTCTCTTCAGGCCTTAAGGATTGGGCATAACACGCCTTACATTCCAGTTGCTTTCATTGGCACGGCGTTTATGTGTTTATCTCGAAACGTTTTACTTCGGTGTGCGGAGATCAGCGATGAGTATCAGTATCCAAACCCATCGACTGGGCATCTTCATACGCACTGGAACATGTTTGATACAAAGCCCATGCACGATAAGTTTATGAGCGAGGACTGGTCAATGTGTCATCGGTGGAGGTCTTTGGGTGGAGAGGTGATCTTAAACGCCGACGTGATTATATCTCATATTGGATCTTTCACTTTTGGTCCTGAGCTTCATACGATTAAGGCTGAGTCATCTCCTCAACCCATTCAAGGCGGTCAACTGTGAAGGGAATTGTTTTAGTTCCAAGCCTAAACAGGATTAATTTACTTAAAAATTTCCTCACGAGCTTTTGGGACACGGCCTCTCCATCGGTGAGTTTAGCTGTTTTGGTGGATAGCTGTGATTATGAGGTGAATAAGGCTGATTATGAAAAGCTTTCTACCCACCTTGTGATCACAGGCGATGCGGTTTCGATGGGGGATAAGGTTAGATATTACTGGAGCGAGGTAAAAAGGCTGAACTACGACTGGGTTGGGCTTTTAAACGACGATCACTACTGCATCACGAAGCACTGGGATAAGATCATTAACGAGATGATTGATGGGACAAACGTTGTTTCTACAAACGATGGGTTTTGGAACTTTGGTTTTAGGGTGGTTGGGCTAACAGCCTGGTCAATGCCTCTTTTAGATGCCTGTCAGTTTCCGATCTTTCCAAAAGGAATAGATCATTGGTTTATCGATGACATTTGGAAAGCAATCGGTGATCAGACGGGGTGCTTAAGAGAGACGATGCGAGTGAATATTGAGCATCGTCACGCGTTTATTGGTAAATCTCAAGTGGATGAGACGTTTAAGATTTCCCAAGACCCGGTTAAGGCACAAGAAGCCTTTAAGGTTTATGAAAAGTTCATGGCAGAGGAGTTTCCAGCGGTATGTCAGAGGATAATAAAGCTCAGGAAGGAACAAATCCTAAGATCGAAGTTCAACTAAAAAAACGGGGGAGAAAGCCTGGACAAAAGGACCAGCATCCAAGGGATTGTAAATCAAGAAGAAGGCTTAAGAGACAGGCGCAAAAAAGAGCTAGAGAAGAAAAAAAACGCTTAGCTCAAGGATTGCCACCGCTTATTGATGATGTGACATGGGAAGAGGTTTTGGCTTTTATCACTCGTCTTTATGAAGAAAAAGGGAGTGATGCTTGTCTTCGTTTGTTATCTCATTTTGGGGTGAAGCAGCTATCGAAGGTTCCACAAGCATGTTACCCTGATCTAATACGAATCGGTCGCTCTTATCTAGAAGGGACAAACGGATCTTAATCCTTCGATCACAGAGCTTTGTTGCTTTCTCCCAAAAAAAAGCAAGCGTCACGTATTTGGGCGAATCATCCTCAATCACCCCACAAGCCTTAAACCCATCAATCACGTGCTTAAATCCTGTGCACAGGTTATCAAAGTCTGGTTGCACTGGAGAGCAGCGCGTTAGCTCCAAATAAACAGCTGGAAACCGCTTTTGATGGATGTTTCTATAGATGCACTGCTCCATAACCAGCCTTTTCCACAGCTGTGCTTCTCTGTTTCTGCGTCTCCAGTGATAGTTCTTGGCTTTGTTAACGAGCGATGGTAGACCCTGGATCTCAAATTCAGCAATCAGCTGCATAGCTTTTCTCTAAAAGCATCTTGGTTTTCTCTTCGACTCTCATCAAATCTGATAAAAGCTCTTCAAGGAGTTTCATCTATACTTAAGAAATGCCTTTTAACATGCCTTACACGGCCACTAGAGGTCTTAATCGTGACATGGTTAAACTTTGTCTTACCAAGCACTATCGCCCTCTCTGGTGGCCTCTTAAGCCCTTGGTAAAGCCTATCTGACGTGTAAAGAACGCGATCGCCTTTTTTTGGTTCGTAGCTCATAGCTTGACCATAATGAATCGGCAAGGGCGAGTTCAAGGCTTTTTATCCTTGAGAGTAGCTGTTTAATCTTTGACGCCTCAAGGCTTAAGATTCCGCCACCGCTAGCTTGAACCTCAAGGCGCTGCATTAACGCCTCGGTATCCATAACGCAGATCTTAGCCGCATCGTCCAAAATAGTCTAGTTAAAAAAGAATCGGGAGGTACAGCTTGACGCCGGCTCCGGCCTCCCGATATGGTTGGAGCTACAAGACTAGTCTCTGGTTAACACAGATCCAGGGCAGTCATCAAGTGAGAGTTCTAAAAATTAAATATCTTGCTTTGGTACTGGGACCGTTAAAAAAACCCGAGAGTATCAGGGGAGCATAAGCCGTAGAGGCGTCGCATGGGGGGCCATAGCCATGTCTCAGAACCGTAGCCCAAGTATGGACTGAGCGGAAGGCCTGGCAAAGCAAGATAATCATAGGGTGCGCCGAAACCTTTAAAAGATACCTGTAAAGCGCATCGACAATGTCTAAGAATCATAGCAGGGACGCTACCTAGCATTAGTCCGAGGTGTATCTTTTTTTCGATCGCTCCAAGGCCGCTCGGCCAACTTCCGCTTCATCCTGAAGCGGAAGTCTTAAAAAGAATTGCCAAGCTTATTTCCGGTTGTTATTTCTGATCGTGCTCGAATGAAGATTTGGGAAATAAGGAAAAATGGATAAAAGCTATTATCAAAGAAGGATTCAAAGGGATCCTAGTTTTCGGCTTAAGAACGCGTTGTCGGCTCGCCAAGCCTACTATAGTCTCTGCCCCGAAGAGCGGTATATCCATAGGAAGTTGGGTGAGTTTCTTGGGCTAAAAAAAGTTATCAATAACAATAAGTTTTATAATAATATGTTCGAATCAGAAGAAGAGATCCTTATCTACAAATATCTTTGCCTTCATCTTTCGTTAAAAGACCCAGATAAATTAGCAAAGAGGAAGATGGCAATACAAAGACAAATCGACAAACAAAGAGCAGAAGCGGGCCACGTAAAGCAGTTTACCATAATCAAAAATTGCTCGCAGTGTTCGAAAGAATTCCTATGCGCAACAAAAACCAATCACCTGTGTTCTAAGGAATGTAGATATAAGTATAGTTACAAAAAGCATTATGCGGCTATTTTGCGCTATAGAAAGAAGTATAAAGACGATGGGCGGGCCGCTGCATACCAACGGGCATATAGAAAAAACCCAATTAACAAACACAAAAAGCTACAAAGCGATGCTGTCTGGAAAGCTAAAAACAAAGATAAGTGTAAGATTTACAGATCAAAGACATATAAAAAATATCAGTTTACTAAGCCGTGGAGAAATTGGAAAAAAGACTATCGCAGAGCGTGGTTGAGAATTAAGTTAAATCCTACGTCGCACAAGCGTAGATGTGTGGCAAAAATGAGACGACGCTATTCTAGTAAATATGGTGAGTTTGCAGAGGCTAAGAAAATTTCCAATGAAATTAAGAAACTAATTGGACCACAAATTAAACCAACTGGTCCAGAAATGGAGAACAAATGAACGAACAACAGCAACCACCGGCAGAAACAGAGAAGCCGCTCATCCCAGAAGTCATGGACATGCTTCCTGGGTGTGACGTTACGAAGCCACCCACGGCTAACCTGGTTACTTATATAGCTGCACAGCTATTAAAGGGCGTATCTTCTGGAAAAGTTACGCACCAAGCAGCCATGGGCGGAGCAAAGCTTGTAGATGCCATTGCAAGAGCACATTCTAACAAGATTTCACTTCTTAAGTACACGTCAAAACCAGCGCCTAAATCTTTGTTGAAAGAGCTGTCGTTAGATGTATGAAAAAAATACATTTGATAAAGCGGCTATGCTGGTTTTAGAGTGGATTTGATAACCTAAGTTATTGGTAACGAGGGGACTCTAGGCATTGAAACCTAAGCTAGTGTCTGTTGAGATGCGAGGATGGGGCTAGCTCAACACTTTTTAATGGAGAGAAAATGAGTTTACTTAAGAAAGCCACAAACAACTCCGCATTCCTAAAAGCTGGGATCTTAGGCTTTCAGGGAAGTGGCAAAACCTATACAGCTTCCGATATTGCCATCGGCCTATCACAGATGATCGCAAACAAAAAGGTTGGATTCTTTGATACCGAAGCAGGCAGCGATTACGTCGTAAAGAAGTTTGAGTCCTCAGGAATCGAGCTTATGGTCCACAAGGGGAGAGCGTTCAAGGATCTCTGTGATATTGTGAGGGAGTGTGAACAAGAAGGCATTGGAGTTCTTATCATTGACTCAATCTCGCACGTTTGGCGAGAATTGCAGGATTCGTTCAAGCGCCGAGTTAAGAGACAAAATCTGTACATGCAAGATTGGGGAATCCTTAAGGGTCAATGGTCAGAGTTTACCGACTTGTATCTCAATTCAAAGCTACATATTGTCATGCTTGGCCGTGCAGGATACGAGTACGACCACGAAGAAAACGAAGCCACCGGGAAAAAAGAAATGATCAAGGTCGGGACGAAGATGAAAGTGGAAGGAGAGATGGCCTATGAACCATCTTTGCTGATCCAAATGGACCTTTGTCGCCTTGAGGGGAAGAACGGGTTTATCAACAGAGCGACAATCATCAAAGACAGAACGGATACGATGAATGGAAAGCAGATTAATAATCCACGATTTGCAGATTTTATGCCTGTCATTCAGTCTCTCAACATTGGTGGTGATCATGTGGGAATTGACACCTCCCGCACAAGCGAAGAGTTATTTGAGTCGCCGGATCGCTCGTTTGAAGAAAGAAAACGAAACCACGCGATCGCGCTCGAAGAGCTGCAAGAACTCCTTGTCCTTAACGGTATGGATGGCAGATCGGCAGAGTCGACAAAGAAAAGAACTGAGCTGCTCATCAAGCACTTTGGCTCCTCATCTAAAACCTACCTCGAAGAAAAGCTTAAGCTCGATGATCTTAGAAGAGGCATTGCTGGAATTAGATCAGAATTCAAAAAAGATCCTGATCCAGGAGTGGGAAATGGAGCGGTTCCTGTGGAAACTCCTCTACCCATCCCCCAGACCAACGATAAGTTTGATGCCGAATCCTACAGACAAAAGTACGTGAAATCATGAATATCACATTTTGGTTTATCCTTTTAGCCATCGTGATAATCGTTGGATATGATATTTACGCCTACCTTCGCTTCGGAGATCCTGGTACAATCAGTGGCGTGATTGATCATTTTTCAAATACCTTCAAAGTGGTCGTGTTTGCCTCTGGCTTTATCGCAGGCCACCTGTTTTGGAACATGCACATTTGCCCGTAAAGGAATAGCTATGAAACTGTTTAAGTCTTTCATTACCGCGGCCTCCCTGATATTCTTGACCGCCTGCAACCCTTCGTGTGTTCCACAGGCCAATGGAGTGAACCACACTCACGTTGGCCTGTGATTGTTGAGGTCATCCCGAGGAGAAAATCCTCACCGAGGGCGGGAGAAAACTGGTGCACACTCTCCGCCAGCCTACCATTTTGGCGTCCACTCGGGGCACTGGGGTGACATCAAAATTTTAATGGCCATCTTGTAGCTAAAAGATACCGCGTATTAAGCTTCCTGCGCTTAAGATAGTGTCCCTGATTACCGCCAATAAATATCTTGCGATCAGGATCAAGGCATACAGCCACGTGATGAACATCAGATGGCCAAAGAAAGACACAAATCGTCCCCCGCGTTAAATGGCATGGGCTGCCATAGTTGATAAAAGAAAACGCCGCCGCCGAATGCGGCGATGAATAACCAGATAACTCCAGCGCCGCACACAGGGTTGCAGCACAGCTCGGTGGAGTCGTGTCGTCAAGATCGCCATAGTTTGTGTGCTTAAAACACTCCCTAACAAACGGAGAAGGCTCGTCGCCAGTAAACTCTGGCTCCCCCTCGTACTTTAAAAGCCACTCAAGCCACGGCTCATTTTCCAGATTTGAAATCTTGAATGCGCTTGATTCGAGCAAAGAACGCCTGCTCTTCTTGCTCAATTTGATAAGTGCAGCAGTTACAGCTTGAGCAAATTCTCTCAAATTCACTTTTGATATCTCCAAACGTCTGAACCGAGGTGCACATCATCGGCTCGGTCCTAAGCATCGTCATCCAATCCTCTAACGACACATCCGATTGACTGTCGCTTAGAGTGTGAAACTCAACCGCCCCCTCCATCCCCTTATTCCCATACCACGTCTCGTCGTGGATCTGAACATTCCCGCATCCACTAAGGTGGAGCAGAACCGTCGAAGTGAATAATAGCGCCGTAAGCCTTATCCAAATCTCGTGAGGTTTGAGCAATCGCACGTTCATCCCCCGATGCTATAGCCATCTGCAAATTAGAAAACGCGGCCAGCACCTGGCTCTCTTCCTGGTTCACCTGAACATCAATGATCAAGTCCGTTGCAACCAGAGCCGCGTTACGGTAAATCACCTGAGACACCTGTGATAACACCCACTCAAAGATCTGCTTTATCACCGGCACACCCAAAATTGGGTACTGAGCAATAAGAGCCGTCTCCACAGCCCCCTGGCCCGCTCCCTCAATGAGATTTTTGATGATCTCATTAACGATCGAAGCGGTCTTGTTGGTGGTGCTCGCTCCAGTCAGGTGATGCCCTTTAACACCCCGTCAAGAAGGGCAGCAATCGATTGACCAAGAGGAGAGTTCATCTTCTGCGCCCCCTGGTCGATAAAGTAGGTGAGCGGCACAGCCGCCGACACCGTCACCTGTATCCCAGGCGTGTTTTCCTTAGCCGAAATCGCTAGCGTCCCAGACACCAAATCCACATCCAACTGCCCCTCAGCACCAAGCTTTCCAGAAAAAATCTTCATTTCATCCCCTCCACAATCGTTAGTCTGTTTTCTATCTTCTGAAATCGAATCTCATTTGAAGCCTTATCGGAGCTTAACGCCTCCTCAAGCTTCTTTATCGCTAGCCTTACACCCCTGGATTGTATCCAGATCATAAACAAAAGAACACTCTGGACTAGACCATGACCAGGTTCGATCTTCATAAGCTCCACAACCGACGACCAGTCAAACATATCCATTTCTCACATCCATGCTTGAATTGGGACCAAGATATCAATTGTGTAATCGCAGTTCGCAGCCGTTCCAGCAGCCCCTCCCACATCCATTGTAAACCGAGGCCCTGAGTCTCCAGCGATATCTCTCATAAACTGTACCGTACCGTTTCCGGGTTGCGCAAACGCTGTGTAATAACCAAGGATCGATTGCGCCGTTGACGCTTGTCTCATCTGCCCAACCCTCGTAAACGGAGCAATCGTTGCCGAGAGCACGCTCGTTTGCGCAAACGTTAAAGACATTGACATCGTTGACGCAGACATCGCCGCCGGCGTCGTAAAGTTGCCAATAAGCCTATAATGCCCGCCAATCTTATAGCACTGAAAGTAAGTCGACGTGACCGCGCCAAATCCAATCAGCGACGGGTTACAAGAGTTAATCACAGAGTTGTTCTTCTGATCTAAAACCTGCCAGTTTGAACCATCACAAACCAACGTCACGCAGTCATACTGCGCCGTCACTAGGTAAGAAGAGCCATCAATCGTCGCGTTTGAACCAGCAATCGTCACCGGATCATTCGGCTGAGACCCAGTCTTTTTGATTCTAATCTGCCGCCCGGAGTTCCCTGCCGCCGTGTAAAGGTTAATAAGAGAGCACCCGCTTGCCGCAAGAAGCATGTCATCGGTGTTGATCGCGTTATAATTGGCCGACTTCGTCGTCACCGAAAGCGGCGCGTTGCTCCCCGCCACCGCAGCTGTTGACCAGGTTAAATTCCCAGACCCGTCGTTTTGAAGGTAGGTCGTCGACGCCCCTTGAGCATTTGGCCACGTCACCGTGTAAGTCGATCCTGACGTCGCCGCCTGCTGCGTAAACGTACCAGCCGTTCCACCAGCCAGCCCTAAGGAGCCAGCAAAAGATCCGGCCACTCCAAGCACTGGGTTTTGCCTAAAGCTTGGCGCCGCCCCCCCCTGGCCTGTTAAAACCGATCCTGAAGAACCCTGTGGCGTTGATCCCATCGACGTGGTCGTTGGCGCGTAAATCACTCCCCACTGGTTAAGAGAGTTGTTTTGCCCAGTTCCACCAAAACCTGTCGGAAGCGTTGGCGACGCCCCCACAACCCCCCGCCAAATGTTCCACGCCGTCGTTGAAGCACCGCTGTTTGCAATACAGGTTGCAAACGCCACCTGGTTTTGCGCCATCACCGCATACGCCGAAGCGCCAAACGTCTGAACCGTCAAGTTGCCAGTGCTTAAGTTAACGATGTTAAACGATTGCCCAATCCCTATCGTGCTCGGATCGGGAAGCTTAACCGTCTGCGTGCTCGCCCCTGTAAAATATTGCTGATAAGTCGAGCTTGCATTCAGCGCCGTTGTTCCGCCAGCTGATGCGGTGGTCGTATAGCCAGGAATCGAGTTATTCATGAACAAGTTAAGATTTGCATCCCACCCAGCCCATGCCTGAAATGTCGCCGATGCCGTCACCGACGACACACCCGTTCCACCGTTTCCAATCGCTAAAGTACCAGTTAAAACACCAGACCCTGTTAAAGAAAAGGGTCCAAAGATCGGCGCCGCGTTCCCCTGACCAATCAGCGGCACCCCAGACGCCCCAGCCCCCGTGCTTGCAAACTGCGTCGCTGACGAAGCAAAAATTAATCCATACTGGATATAAGATGTCCCAGTCCCAGTCCCGCCAAAACCAACCGGCAATATCCCCACCACCTGGTTAGTTAGGTTCGTTGACCCCGTATTAGCATTAGTCCACGTAGGCCCCGAAGACCCCTGATAGGTTAGAAATTGGCCAACCGTTCCACCAGTCGTTTGACCAAACTGCGTGGTGCCGGAGCCATAATAAACCTGGCCTGCCGCAACGGCTGAGTTGTTTGTCCCCCCGTTTGCCGTTGGGAGAATTCCAGTAACCCCACTCGTTAAACTCGTTGACCCCGTATTAGCACTGGTCCACGTAGGCCCCGAAGACCCCTGATAGGTTAGAAACTGGCCAACCGTTCCACCAGTCGTTTGACCAAACTGTGTGGTGCCGGAGCCATAATAAACCTGGCCTGCTTGAGCTAAAGATGAGTTATTTGTTCCACCGTTTGAAAGTGGCAATATCCCTGACACCTGGTTGGTTAAACTCGTTGATCCCGTCAAAGAAACGGGATTCCAGGTTGGGGCAGAAGCCCCGTTGCTCGTTAAAACCTGCCCTGGCGTACCAACAGCCGTTGCCGCAAAAGCAGTTGGGCTTGCAGCATAAATCACCTCTCCAGCCTGGTAAGGCCCGCCAATCCCAGTTCCGCCCAGGTTTGTCGGCTGAATGCTCCCTGCCACCCCTCCCGTCGTCGGATTGATCCAATTAAAACCAGTTGAGCTAGAGTTTAAAGCTAAGATATAGCTCCCGGTTTGGGTTGGGAAATTGGTGTTGTTTGGTAGCGTAGTGACAAAACTTGAGCCAATAAGACCATCGGGAAGCTGAATCGTTCGAGATAAGGTGTCATTAAGGCTTTGAGTCAGGGCGGTTAAGTAATCAAGCTGTTGCACCAAGCTTTGGCTTGAAACCGGCTGGTTTTGCCCGAGTACGTAGCTTTGGGTTAAGGCCGGGTGCCTTGCGATAATGATGCTCATCCCAACCGGAACGGAGCTAGTCATAATCACGTTCCCGCCGTTTGGGTAAACATTGGCCGAGTTTGGAGTGCCAGAAATCGTGTAATTCGTGTTTAATGTCTGCGCCTGAATGACCGAGGAAGAAGCAAAGGTGGGGTCAAATAAGAAGACCGATAGATCTGATTGAGAAAAAAAGTAATAAGGAAACGGAAAGACGGTTGATGATCCGTCACCGACATATTCTTTTCTGTTGATCAAACTCGATAGCCCCATTACTTAGCCCTCTTTTCAAATTTGTCCATGAGTTCGTTCCCACGCTTTGCCATGCTGGCCATCTGATACATCATCGTATCAATGAGCTGGCGTTTTTGCACCGGATCAGTGTCCAGTCTATTTACCTTCTGAATGCTCGCATTAAGCCTTTGAATCGCAGTGTCAATCCCCTTTAATCTCTCCATGTTGTCGGAGTATTTTTGGCTCAGTTGATGAGCCCCCATCATATCGCCTTCTTTTAAAAGCTCTCGGATTGAATTTCTCACCTGATCTGAGGTTTTATAGCGATCCTCAAAATCAGCAACCGATTGCGGCCTTGCGTTTGGAAAGCGAACGACAAATTCTTTAACAAAAGGGATGTCTGCCAAAGTGTCTGTCGGCTTAACCTTGGGTGGCGCCACACCCGCTGCCCTTAACCCCTTATCAAGCGCATCGACGACGTAATACCCAAGCGTTCCTGTCCACGAATGAATGTAATTATCTATCACCTTAGGAGAGGACATGTGCGCATCGCTTGGACCAAGGTCTTTTACCAGTGGCATATAGCCTATGATCTTTCCGAGCTGCTTTGCCACCTCAGACGTGTATTGATCATATTGCATCTCTGGGACTTTGTTTTCCATGCTTTGTCTAACGATCGGCTGCCCTGTGTAAAAATTCCGGTTGGCGTATTGCTCAAGCATGGGCTTTACAGAGTCTGGCACAGGCTCTGCCATCAGTGACCCGCCCACGGTTTTAAGAAACTTCTCAAATTGCCGTGGATCTTCTTTTTTTAGCGACTCCAGCGCCGCCTCAAACCCAGAGCCAAAAAATATACCGTTTGAAAATGGCTTTTGCAGCCTCACAATCGTTCCGTCATTGACTTGCCATGACCCATCTGGAAGCTGTCTTGCGTTTGAAGGATAGGCCGACTTCACGCTCATCGCTTCAGCTAAAGAGTTAGCTGGCCTCCAGTTTGAAATATGGATATTCCAGTAGGCAAACTTTTGCCAGTCGGGCAAATCCTTAATCGCGTCGTCATCGTGTTGGGCCATATATAAAAGCACCGAAGGAACGGTGATATAGGCCAGATTTTTAACCACGTATCCAGTACCAAGCTCCTTTAGCGCCTCAATCGGATCTTTATTACCAGTCACCAAATCTTTAACGTTATCAAAATCTCCCTTGAGCGCCTGAAACATCCTTGCCTGGCCCTTGAGGTGAACACCAAAGAAGGCGGTGAGGTGATCAAGAGCAGCCTTTTGAAGACCTTGCTTTTGGAAGTCTGGCAAAACCTCGCGCGCGGCAAACGCCGCCTCTGCCCTGGACGCACCTTTATCTAGCATCCTTGAATACTCGGCAAAGCGAATGATGTTATCGTGCTGGGTTATCGCCCAGTGGGTGATCTCTGGCAAGGATTTAACCGCGTTCCAGGCCTTACCTAAAAATGGCGCCTTAGAGTCATACTCGTAAATCTTTCCGTCAACGTAGTCTTGCATCTTAGGAACAATGCTTGACACCAGAGCGCCGTCATAAACTGATTTATGATACCTCTCGCTTTTACCAGATAAAAATTCTGGCGCGTAAGACAGCGCCTGAAAAAGCTTTAATCCGGTTTGAGAAAGCGTCGCCCCGGTGATTTGCTGTCTCCAGGCGTGTCTAATGCCAAAGAGAGGGTTTTGAACCGTTCCCAAACGAAGAAGGCTTGCAAAGTATTTCATCCCTCCGGTAAAAACGTTTAGCGCAGGCTCGTTTCCAGCCATCCCGTTAAGCGCCTCAGCCGTTTCCGGGTGAACGTCATAAAGAGTTCTCTTGCCATCTTCCCACCCTTCAATCTGAGACATCCCTCGCTGCTTATTTACTGACGTGTAAAGGTCCCCCTCAATCGGCAAGTCCCTCGCTTCAGAATCGATTTTTATCGTTTTTGTCTGGTCTTCAGCCTTTCTGATAAAGGGGCTATCTTCATAAATAAAGTTTTTGATGAACTTGTTATGCGCATCGGTTTTTAGCGCAAGGGTGATAAAGGCTCTTAAGTCTTTGAGGTCAGACTCAAAAGGATCAATGATGTCTCTATCTGATCCAACCACCCGCATGATTTGCGACCCTGAGGTGGGAAGCTTTCCGGTTAAAGGGTCTGACTCAAACACCCTTTTTAGGGGCGTAAAGGAGTCCTCTCCGGCTTTTTTCATCGCTGAAATAGCGTCTTTTGAGTATCTGCCCGAATCGCCGACGTAATCTAAAAGCCTATTTCTCCACGCCACGTAGCGGTCCATGAATTTTTGCATCTCAGGATGATCTTTAACAAATTGCCGATGATCTTCTAAATCCCCTGGAGCCTCAAACCCTCTTTTCTCGTAGTTGAGAGATCTCTTTGCAATCCGGTAAGCGTTAAATGTCCTAATGCCAGCGGCCCCAAGCTTAGACTTGATGTCATTTAGGATCGACTCATAGCCCTCTCCGTTCGCCTCACCCGTTTTAAAGTCGTAGGTGGCCCTAGAAATAAACTGGGAAATCTTATCCATTCGAGCATTAAAAAACCTGGTTGCGGCGTAAGCGCTCTCGTCTTTGCTAAAGGTTTTTCCGGTTTCATCTTGAAGCCTTAGCTCCATCTGTCTGATGGATTCGGTATAGTCAAAATTCTTATACCAAAGCTTTGAAACCGCATCAAAAATCTTACCCATAAAGCCTGGCTCCTCAGGCTTTGGCGTTGATTTAACAACGCTTAAGATGCGATCTTCTCTTGCCTTGTCTTCATCTGTAGGTGGCGGAGATTCTTTATCTTCAAGCGGAAGCTCAAGCTGCTCGATTGGCTTGTTGTTTTCTCCGCTCGCCTCTTTTGGGATATCACCGTTTACAGATAAAAGATCACCCTTAAGCTTTGGATCTTTGGTTGCCGCCTCGACCACTTGCTCGGGTGGAACGCCGGTTTTAGCGTAAATGTTTTCTAGCTTTTCTTTGATGTAGCCACCTGATTTTCCAAGGCCAAAGCCAATCGCGTGAAGGCCGCCAACGGCAATCGCTGCGTTCGTAAAGTCCTTAGCGTCAGGAAGCTCTCCCTCAAGACCCTTAGAAACCGTTGTCATCGCTAAAACTTCAGCCGCCATTTTTGCAGCCGTGCCTGTAAATAGACCTCCGGTTGCAGCCGTTGCGGCGCCCGTGATCGCCCCCTTTGCGGCCTCCCAGGTCGTGCTCACCGCCCGGTTTGCAAAGTCTGAGGCGTCTTTGATATCTCCTTTTTGGTAGTGATCAATGAGGATCTTTCTTAAAGCAGCTGGCGCCGAGAATGCGCCAGCCGCCATGCCAATCGGCCCAAGCTCTGAGAGCGCCCCTGCGCCCGCAACCATCGCTGGCAAGTCTCCGACAAACTGTGCCGTTTGGGCAGCGAAGGTTTGAAATAGCGACGCGTCCTTTGGCAAAACGTGCTTGGGAAGGCCATTTAAAAATAGCCCCGTATCTCCCCCCTCCCATCCAGCTCGCATCGCATCCCACACATCCTTTGCTTCAACCTGTTCCTTGCCAGTTAAATCCGGAAGCTTTGCCGTTGACGCCTCGGTTTTTTCTCCCTCTTTTGTCTCTGGGGCGGCCGATATCTTATCGATATTCCCCTTAACATGGGCCTTAAGGTCAGAAAGGTCTGGTTCCTTTTGGCCAAAGTAGTTTCGGATTTGATCGGCAGAGTAATGAGGAGCCATCTGAGCGGCAGCGTTTGACGCCCAGCTTTGGATTTGGTCCTCTGGATACCCAGCATCCCTCATTTCTTGGATATGTCTAAGGCCCGGAGGTGTGTCCTCATTGATCAGATGGGACCTTCTTTCTCATTCTCTTAAACCAAGAAACAAAGCTCTCATGCTCAGGAACGGTCATGCTATCCTTAGCCCACGTGTTAATAAAATCCATAAGCTGACCGATCTGATCAACAGCGTAGCTAATATCATCGTGAGATCCTGGGCCAAGCGGGTTTTTAACCGGCGGAAGGCCTGGAGGATTGTTTGAATCCACTCGGTCTTTTGGAGACGGAAGCCTTGCAAAGTTTGGAGGATTGCCCTTAGGTAACCCCCCAACCCTTTGTAAAAACCTTTCAGGATCGTTGATTTCATCAGCCTTAAGAGCCTGTGGTGGGGGCGCCTTATTTTCTGGGTTTTCTCTGCTCTCGACAAAGTTTAACGCCCTCTTCACCCGCTCATCGGCCATCGACTGAAACTGCTCTTGCGGCGAGGATTGATACATAAATAGCTTATTCCCAAGCCAAGATGGGCTACTTGGATTAAGTAAATCAGCTGGGTTTGCCCCGCTGGCCTTAGGATTGGCTAGCGTCCTCACTGAGTCGCTTAAGAAATCTGACGCTCTGTCGTGGCCATCCATAAGGCCCGTCATTGGGTTTTGATAAAGTAGCGTCTGCGATTTTTTATAAAGATCCATGAGGGATTGGCCCGAGGCCTGAAGCATCGGGTCTTGCTGAGCTTCAAGCAAAGGCTTTAGCACCTCGCTATAATACTTGTGGGAAATCTTCCCCTGGCCGACCAGGAGCATTGCCTCGTAGGGGTGTGAGATCTTTTGGTCTTCAGGAAGGCTTGGGTCTGCGATCCTTCGAAAGGCGTCAAGCTCGTTTGCCGATGGCGAGACCGAATCTCTCTTGTTCATGGTCTCAACCATCTTGATCATGTCGTGGCGCTGGAAAGCGTCGATATCCCCTTTATGAAAGGCTTGGGTGATATCATCAACGCTTAGATTGTGGTTTTCTAGTTTATCTGAGACATCGTTAAACCACTTATTAAACTTTGCCTCTTGCGCGAGCTTTTGCGCCTTTTGGATGCGCTCCGCCTCAACGGTTTTTGCGTACTGTTGGGTTTTAATTTCCCCATAGAGCTGCTTTTTAAGATCAGCATCGATAAACTGATCATAGGCCCCAGCATCAAGCATGTGCTTAGCAATGGCTGGGTTTTTGGCCGCCTCACCGCTAATTGCAGCCTTTGCAAGCTCTCTTCCAGTCATCATGACCGCGTGATCCCTGAGCTTTTCTGGCAATCCACCAGACTTAATCAGCTGATCAATCGACTCTAACGATCTGTTATAATAATCCTCAAAGGCATGGCTTGGGTCTTGGCTTGAGTAAAGAGACGTCGTGTCGGCGTTAAGGCCTTGCTGCCAGGTATCTTGCGCCTTTCTTGAGGTGACTTGAAGCTGGCCAGAGATGGCCATCTTTTGTAAAAAGCCCCGGTTTCTAGACTGCTGGCGCTCAAAATAGTTTCTTCCCTCTGGAGTAGAAAGATTGCTCCCCACCCCAGATTCTTCGTTATCATATTCCTCCATGACCTTATCAACATCGAGAGATCCATCTTGAATCCCCTGTTGAATTTTGGCCATGAACCTGGCCCTACGATCGGCTGAGTCAGCATACACATCGGCCGTTTCCTCAGCGGCGGCCTTGCGGTGAAATAGCTGCCCCGCCTGCTCTAAGGATTGTCCAAGCCCTCTCATGGACCTGCCCACCGCTCCGGCAAGCTCGATGTTTGGCGAGACGCCGCCGACCGGCTCAGACGCTGATACTTGAGGTGTGTACTCTTGGATCTCAGCCATTATGCGTAACTACCCCTTGGCCCTCGGCCAAAAAATCCAGGATTGCCGTTTGGACCACTGTCTGGATACCAACCAAAACCGTTATCGTAGAGCGTGTTGTCATACATCACCGACTCGCCAGTTGAAACCTGGCCCAAAGCCTGCGCTCCGCCATTTACCGATGGCGCCCCAGACCCACCGCCATAGTTATAAGAAAGCATCTCAGACCCTCCGCCCACAAGAGAGCTTATGGCGTCAAAGTAAGAGGCCTGGATCGCATGCCTTGCCCCGAGCTGATCAAGGCTTGCTTGGTTTTCATAGTTAACAGCCCTCATCTCTCCGCCATGAAGGATGTTGAGCCGGTCAAGCTCCGCATTTGCGGTAGACGCCCCAATCACCGATAAAACAGACCCGCTCGAAGCTTCAACACCACTCGCCCCAAACCCAGTGCTTTCAGCACCAATGACCCGACTTGCAATAACGCTTTGCCTGTCGGCGTTATACTGTGCTGACGCCCTCGCTTCGGCGGCATTTCTAGACTGGATTGTGGCCTGGTACTGAAGGACGTCAGAGGTCTGTTGCCCTTGGACTAGGGCGCCAAACGCTCCAAGACCCATGCCTCCAGCCATTGCTGCGTATGACGCCATTAGCCCCTCACCATCGCGTAAAGCGCGCAATCCTTACCGTTTGGTAGGTATTGCTTGGCGCGCTCAACCTCAAGCCTAAATCCAAGCATCTCGGCCCGTCTCTTGCCGATTTCAAAGTCAACGTCTACTGACATCTCTATCCTACGATAATTAAGCCCAAGCTGGTTATTAAGATAAGATCGAATCACCCGAAAGGTGGGAACAAAGTGGTGCTTGGAGCGCTCGCTAAAGACGCTCCAAACCTGTCCTCTCCCCTCCCAATAGGGCGTTATCCCGCCACAAAACATCACCTGATCGTTATAAAAAAAGGTCACCGAATCCTTGATCTCATAAATCACCCCGGACATAAACCAGCCCTTAAGGTGGGTATTGATGGGCTCGTTTAAAAGTGGCAAGAGATGCTCTGGCTTAAACTCGATAAGCTTAGACATCTTGCTCCTCCACAAACCTTACAACCGCCTGAACCATCCCAGGAAGTCCTGAGCTTTGCCTAAAGCAAACCGTATCTGTAAAGCCAGCCTCCGACTCAAAACCCTCTCTATGGATGCCGTTAAAAAGAGGTGGAGCGGTGTCGGCATTGTTAATATCTGCGCTATAAAACTCAGCTGGAATTAGCTTTGTAAAGCTTGGGCCAAAGCTTAAATCTCCAACGTTTGAAAGCATAAAGGCCACCCTTGAGATCCTTCGAAATGAGCCAATCGAAGTTCCTTGCGCAGATCCATCCTTCGTTCTTAACATCTGCGCATCGCTATTATAGCTATAGCCTATATTAACAATTGCAGCTGGGTACTGAAGATTTAACACCCCGGCATGAGTCACTGACGTGTTCACGTGTACGCCGCCATCGGCGACCACGCTCACCGTCTCTCCGGCCCACGTGCTTAGGCCAAACACCTGAGTCACAAGCGCCCTCACCAAACAAGATCCAACGTAGATGCTACACGAGTTGGTGTTGATATCGTTACCGTTAAAGTCCTGAATCTTAAATGCGTTTGGACTAACGGATGCAACCTGAAAAGTTTGATAGTTAAGCGGGTTTGAGGTGCTAACGATACCGTTAACGTCAGTTGCAATGACGTTCATACCGATACAGCCATAAAACCGAACCGTGCTCGATGCGGCGATATTGTGGCTTGGGGCGGTGACCACACAGGATGAAGCCACCGTGAGATTTGTCACGGCCACCGGACTGTCGTAGCTCGTCCCCATATCGAGATAAAATGAGTTTTCCTGTGGCGTGATCGAATCAAAGGCCTTTGTCATGTACTCAATCGTCGATAAGGCGCTAGAGTTCACCCACCGCTGCACGCTAAGCCAAAGCTCATCGTAGGTGCCATCACTTGACGGGATGCAGGCAATGCTATTTACCCTCGGGGCCGATCCGGCCGAATCAAACCTTCCACCAAGCTGATGCCTAGCCCACCCGGCCTTAATGCTGATGTCATCTCTAGAATATGCCATGGAGATAAGCTGCCCATCTGATCTTAAACCCCAAACAATTGGATGCGTTTCTCTTTGAGAAACGAGCTTTGTCACCGCCGGAAGGGTGATATGCTCGGCAAGCTCAGAAAGGTTGGTGCTGCGAAAGTTTCCAACCTGCCAAAAATAAAGCAGCTCACGGATTCTTCTCTGGGCTCTTTGAATATGCAAAAGAGCATTTCCAACCGGAATGGCGTCAGCGTTATAAGAGCCAAACGAGCTGACTTTCGTAATCTGAGGAGGGCTGGTTGGCGCGAGCGCCCCATTTTGAACCGAGCCAACAATTGAAAACTCATCTTGCGCGGTTCCAGCGATAAGCCCCTGAGGATTAGACTTGATCCACTTGATTGCGTTTAAATCTTCTGAGGCAAGCGTAAATTGAATCGCGTTATTGGCCAGTACCTGACCCGTAGATCCGCTTGCCGCAAACGTTTCGTAGTTTGCAGTCACGCTTAGGTCAACCTCTTGGGGCGCGCCCGATGCTCCGGCAATGCCAAAGCGATCCTGGTGAAACGTTCCGCACTGGGGAAAGCCTTGGGCCAAATTAAAAACGCCCATCTGCCAAATGGCAACGTTGCTTGAGTTTGTTAAATTTTGCTGAAGGGGACCCATATTGACCCAAAAATGGGCGGCGTCTGTCACTTGGCTGATTTGTCCCCAATATCTAAATCCATTTGTCCAAAACGCAAATTGCCTAAGGGCATTTCCTGGCTGAGAGATGATATTGGATGATCCAACTTGAATATCTTGCCACGACGCCGTCCCGTTACCCAAATCCGTCAGCATCATGAGCGCCGGAAATATATTCCCAGAAGACCCAACCCATGGGCCATTTGTAAAAGGCCCGCCTTGAATATCAAACGAGCTTGATCCAACCACGTTTAAAACCGTGTAATATTCTTTTCCTACCGAGGAGTTGGTGACCATCACGTTTGCGTCGCTAACGTTGTTTAGGCCGCCAATCGTGGTCACCCCTAAGATGCAAACCTTATCGCCGTTTTGAAAGTTATGGTTATGGGCTAAAATTGTTAAATAGTTAGAGCTTACGATTGTTATGTTATCAACGGGCTGGGCAGGGTAAGTGACGCAGCGAACGCTCGATGAGCCCTGGGCCGTGGCGCCAGGGTTAATAAATGTGTTAAGGCTAACTTGCACTGAATCGCCAACGCTTGCGTAGCTATTTAGTGGCAAATAGGGGCCATCTTGTAAGATGACCTGATAAAAATCCCAGGCGTTTGTTCCTTTTCTGATGAGCTTTGCAAGGGGATATTGCTGGTGCTCTAAATAAAGAGTGTCGTATTTTTGCGTCCACTTAAGGTTTGGCAAGTCAGACCAGGCGTAGGGAAGCTCAACCTCCATAATGCTTCCAGCCACAACAAGCGAGCTGGAAAAGACGCCCTCACATAGACCAGCATTGGGGGTTGGCCTGATCCCCTGAAACCTCATGCCGCCATTTGTTCTGGTTAGGTTGTAATACCCGGTCACAGCCCAGGCGTTACTTGAGGTTACAATCTGCCCTTCTTTTGTGTAAAACCTAACGTATTTATCGCCAAAGCCTAAGATGTAGTTCTGCGTTGCTGAAAACTGAAACGGAATCAGATACTCGGGCTGAGATGAAATCTTTGATAGGCTTGAATACCTTGTTCCTGGGCGCCTAATGAGCGGCCCCTGAACTATGGGGATATAGTTCATGAGGAGACTCATGGCCTGGTCGTATCTTTCGTTATCTACCCTGCCGTAAACGCTTTGGGATATCTCACCAGAGGTAAAGGCCGATTGGATTTTATTGACCTTTGGCACCTAGAACCTCGATATGATAAACGTGTCCGTAGGTGGCTGAACCGGCCTTCCCTCAAATGCGTTGCGCTTTTTTGCAATCTCGATCGCTTCATCATACGCCGCCTTTGCGGCAACGAGCTTTGAGTTGCTTTGCGTGAGTTCTTCACAGGTGTTCATGGCCAAGGCCGCAGAAAACGCCTCATCAAAGCAGGCATCAAACATGCTTTCCGTTACGGCGCTTGAAATGTATCTTACGTTTAGTGGCGCCACCTGATTTGTAGCAATCTTATTTCCCTCGATCTGCCAATCTAAGATCGGCGATCCTGTGATAATTGGGGTCCCGGCTAAGATCTGATTTCCCGCCAGCGTTCCGCCGCCAGCCACACCAAAGACCATATCTGGGGGCGCTAGGTCAAGAAAGTCGCCAGGAAGAGTAAAGTAGTTGCTTTTCCCAAAGGCTGGCCCCTGGGCGTCGGCAGCTAGGCTTATTCTTTTTATGGCAAAATTCCAGTAGTTCTTTCTTAGCTCAGAGAGCAAGACTGGCGTATAGGCACGATTCATCGCCTTCGCGCCTCTTGAGTTTTCGCTAATTGAACTAATGGGAGCGTATCCTAAAAGCTGAAGGGCTCTATTTGCAATCGATGTTTGTGTCGTTGTCGAGCCCAAAAATCACCTCATATCCCAATGAGGGTCGCAACCAGAGCGACGGAAGATCCGGTGTTTGAAATGCAGTATTGGCCAGGTGGCGCATCAAACACAAACGACTGATTGGCGACAAACGAGCTAGCGATTGGAATACCAGCCCCACCGGGGCCAAGGAACGTTAGCGCGCAAGCCCCACCGTATTGGCTCGCCTGCACCACGCAGGCGGTACGCCCGCCATACCACGAAAGCAGCGCGCTCGACCCAGCCCCGATGAGACTTGTATTAACAAGGGTGACATTGCCACGGATAGACATAACCTACACCCCTTTAAACCGGCGGCCAGTTGATCTTTTCAATGTAGGCAAGAAGGTTTTCAACGGCTAAGAAAACCTCTGATTTTAAAATCTGTCTCGTTCCGGCATCTAGGGCGACGGTACTTAAATCAACCGTTAGCCCAACCAAAAACGAAGATTGAATTGCTCCGCCAACTCCCTCAACGGTGCTCTCTGTTGTCACCCCAGGGGAGCTTAAAAAAACTCTCGTAGCCATTTATCCTCCAAAAGCTTTGGGGGCCTTTAGGCCCCCAAGTTTTTAATACTGGTATCTGGCCTTAAGGCCCACATAACCAGCGCTGGCTGTCGCAATTCGCGCGATAAAGCCAATGTCAAAGGATACTTCCGGGTCGGTCACAAACCCAAGCACGTTCCAAAGAGGAGTCTCTTGGAGCGGGATGAGATAGTTGGTCGATTGGTTGGTGATCTCAGTTAAGGTCGTTGCCGCAGGCGCCGTGAGGCCAGCCGCAAAGATGCTCGATGAGATCAGGGCCGCAGCGCTGCCCGAGGCCAAAAACGCCGCTCCACCGAGTGGAACCGTTGTTGGAAACCAAACCCCAACGTCTAAAACGCAACCCGACCCGAGCGAGTCTGATTGCCATTCCAGCATCGAAAGCCTTGCGTTTGAAGGAATCGATACCAGGCGGTAGGTTGTTCCAGCCGCGTCCGCCGCTCCCGTCTTAACCGAACCCTGCGTTTCCTGGTAAAGTCCACCAGAGAGAAAGGCATCAATTAAAACCTTAGGATTAGCGTCTCGGTTTGCGATAAGTGTTGATTTAAATACACTCATTTGCTACCCCCTACCTTGCCCAAATCTGGACGACTTTTTTCTCTTCAAGACGAGTGCCGCCAAACGTGCCATAAGCATAGGCCTGATATGGCAAGCCTTGCAAATCCTTACGTTGAGCGATGTCTGTAGAGATGTCACCCCAGATTCCTAAGTAGGCGCCGGACTTAACCCACATCGGAACAGCGGTTGACGTTCCAGATTGGTCGTCTGTTCCCGTTGTTAAAAGCTCCGTGTGAACAAAGGTGATGCCTAAAAAGCTTTGGACAAGACCGTTTTCTCCCATCACAGGCCGCACGTTAAAATCCGTGCTAATAACCTGGATCTCAGAGAGCAGCGTATCGTGATTGATCGCGTTAATGGCGCAATAAACATCAGGCTGCATGTTGAAGTCGATTGCGTAGTTGGCCATTAAGATCTTTTTTGCGGCGCGAAGCTTTGGAACCGTAAGGTTCGTCGCTGACGCTGCCCCTGTGTTAACGCCAACGATTTGGCCGGACCCTGTCGGACCGCCTGTCGTCGGGAGGCTAACTGAGGTGCTGCCGCTGTTTCCCGTGAAATTTGTTCCCGTGAGGCCCGAGATGATCTCGCTATCCATCGCGCGGCCCATCGCATAAACAGCGTTTGTCACATAAGATGACATGGGATCGATAAGCAAACGAAGCTTATCAAAGCTATCTAGCAATTGGGGAAGATCGTAGTCTTGGGGGAACACCCAACGACGATCTGTGGGCGCGTCAATGCGACCCATGTTATTATATCGGCCAGTCACCTTGTTGGCCACAATCGCCCCAAATTGATCAACCGGAGATGCCTGTTGACCAACGTGTGTTCCGCTCATAACACAGGAGCGAAGTACAGATCCTTGTTGCTGAAGTTTCAGCTGGATATTTGAGCTGTACTGGTTGACATAAAATAGCGGGATGTTGCTATTTACCCCTGCCATAGGGATCAACCTCCAAAAAGTTTGTAAACTTTACGAAGGGATTGTCCCTTGTCGGGGTCCGCATTCTACCCTGAAGTCGCCCAGGGCAGGCCCAAGCTTTCCTTGGCGCACATCGGCCATCATATGGTTATCGATGATGCTCTACATTAAAACACTATGTGTAAATGTGACAAGTCCTGATTTAGCGGCGAAATACTCCGACCTCCATTTGGCCCGGAGCGGCAATCTGATTGAGCTTGGTCCAGCGCTCAATAGACTCCTTATCCCCTCGGTTAAATTTCTTAATGAATTTCTGATCAGACATCAGGGCCTTCATTTCGGCCTGCGCCTGCTCTGCCGTCATCGTGGTCGGCTGTTGGTTGCCATCGCCGGTTTCGAAGTTTGATTCAGCCAAGCTAACTCCTATCTTTTGAAGGTTTTTAAATAAGACCTCACGCCCCTGAAGGGCCTCCATGATGTTTAGGGTTTTATCATCTAGCCCAAGGATTTTTGCGCCTTGCTTAACGATGTTGATATTTTGATCATAAGAAGCGCCCCAGGTTTTTTTAAGATTCTCATCGGCCTGGGCGTTGAGCGTTTCTCGCTGCTTGATTGAGTCTTGCATTTCCCTTGTGAGCCTCTCGTTATATTTGCCAACGAGAGCTAGACCTTGTGATTTTGTTATCCCGGCTTCGTGAAAAACGCTCTCGGCCCAGTCCGCAAACGCCGGGTCGACGGCCTTTGGATCTCTGGGGATCTCATAGCCCTTTGGCTCCTTTGGTGCCCCAAGCCTTTCAAAGATCGCCCTTGCCTCAGGCCCCTCCATCTTTTCTGGCAATCTCAAGAGTCTATTTTCTGGAACGCCCTTCATCTTTTCTAGATTTTGATAAGACTCAGCCATGTCTTCGGCGGTCTTAAATCTCGCTACCGTTTCCTTAAGACCCTCATTCTTAAAGCCAGAAAACCACGGCTGAGAATCCGTTGTTGTGGTTGTCGGCGCTGTTGTCGTTTGTGTTTGTGTGGCTGTGGCTGCATCCGGTGGCATAAGTCTCCCTAATCAATGATGGCCTGAAGGCCGGTTTTTTCTGGCTTTCCCTCGTGTGCAAAACGCATCGCCCACTTTGAGGACTCGCTAGCTCTTTGTACAAAGGTTTTAATGTTAATCTTGCCATCAAGAAAGTATCCAACAAAATCGAGATCCTTTTTAATCATGTATTGCTTAAGCCACTCATTGGTAAACCCGCGTCCGAGCGGAGAGTCTCCGTAAAGACAGTCCGGGTTGATCAGCGTTGAATAAAGATCCAAGTCCAGATCAACAAGCCTTTTATATCGCTCGGAAAGCAGGTCCACCGTGGCCTGAAGCTCCATCGTCAGCTTTTCTCTAATCTTGATCAGCTCATCAATTTTTATTTGTTTGTCCACTGGTCTCATTTGGTTTCCTCACTTCCCTAATCTTGTGAAGCTCGTAAAGCTCTGACGTCGTTAGCTCCAGATACTGCTCAATCCTTAACCAAACTTCTCTTCTTCCCTCTAAAACTGCGTGAAGCCTTGGGTCTTGGTGAAACGTGCTCTCGTGCGCGCGACAAAAAGAGGCAAGATCCTTAAGAACATCCTTAGTAAACTGATTCTTTCTGTCAAATACCTTATTGTAGGCAATCGAAAGCGAATCAATGCCACGAATAAAATCTGGAAGGGTTAACCACTTCATCCGGCCTGAGCCTTCGCCTTCATGATGCCAGCCGCTGCGGGAGCGGCCTGGATTGCGGTTTGGGTGTCGATTTGCTGTTGACGCTGCTGCCGAATTTGCTGAATTGTGGGCCGATCGTTAAGCCAGCTAACGGGCGTTCCGTAGATCTCTGCGATTTGTGGTGCAGCCACGTCCCAGTTGATATAATCTAAAAGCGATGGATTTTGGGTCACCTGAGCGACGTTCATTAGCGATTCCACGGTTCTTAGCGCCCCAGATGCCCACTCGGCCTTCTGCGTTCTTGAAATTGGCGAATCATAAATTATCTTATATTGCCCACGCGCTTGCCTTAAAAGTGGCGGTTGAGGGGGAAGCAGTCCTTGTCGTGAAAGAATGTCAAGCTCCCGATCAATCATTGGGCCTAGATATTCAGATTGCTGACGTCCGATAGTCGGGGCTAACAAAATGCCCTTTTCTCTTGTTCTCTCCATTACCTCGGTTGCTGTCATCTCAGGATTTTCGGTTAAAATCTGAAACAGATTCACTAAAAAAGTATCGTTGATAAGCTTTCGCTCATCCTCCATCAGGTGCTCCCCGTCTGGGATATTGCCAACGGGGAGGGGCTGAATGAGAAGCCTTCCGTCTTTTGTTATGCCCCCTGGATTAATCGAACCAGGATCAAGAGAAAAAGCGTCAATAACCCCATCGTCATGGGCAAGAAGAACAGGATCAAGCGCTCGGTGCCCAACCTTGAGCATCGTCTTTTTCTCTTCATTGAGAGTCTTAATTGCCGGAAGAACGTCCATTGCAGGAGATCGGCCATAGGCTTCAAACGGAGCCTGTCTATAGCGAGATACCGCATAAGGAAATGTCCTGTAGCCACCCTTGGCTACAACTTTTCTATACTCCATTGAAACATAGTAAGAGGCAAACGGCATCCCCTTATAGTCTTTGCGAAACGGATCTCGATCTTCGTTTGGTCCAAGCCAGTGAATAAAAAAGAACTGGCGCTCGGGCTGGTTCTTTGAGATATCAACGATATTTTCAGGGCAAGAGTCTTTAAACTTCTGCACCGCTTGTCTTGCGGTCATGATAAAAAATCTGATCACCCGGTCGACTATTCCCTGGTGATTTTCTTGGAGGTAGATTTGTCCAAGATGGATATTTCGGTATCTAAGTCCAAGATTACCAGCCATATCATCAATAAGTAAAATGCCAGTACCATAGGCTCCCAGAGAGGAAAACTGTCCCTGATTCTGTGACGCAAAGTTTGATCTTTGGGCGTAGCGCTGCTCAAATAATATTCCGTTGACCTTTTCAAACCACATCCGAACTGACTTATTTCTCTTGAGCACGGGATCGTTTGCCGTCAGTTGATGCCAAAAGCTATTGCGGGGAGTAAGGAGGGAGTCAAGAATGGCTGCAAATCGTTGCAGTGCCAAGATCCCCGTAGAGTCATAGACCTGGGTCATTCTCTTATCGCCCATTTGGGTGATTTGAGAGTAGTTTTGAAAAAGGTAAGAAGAATCTGGGTCAATTCGTTGCGCGATTTCTGTCCAGTGGGTGTTCCAATTCCCCCTTAGGCCAAAGAGGTAGTTAAAATCGGCAATGATCTTTGCGGCCTTTTCGTCTTCTTCTGGGTCATCACCAGCTCCCCAGGCATGCCCTGTTGATACGTTATCGACGCGGTCAAAGCCTGTTGGATAACCCATTTAAGCTCCTAGTAAAACCGTGCTGGCCACGTTGCCGGTGTTTGATAGCCCGCCAGGGCCAGTAAAGAGCGTTCGCTGGCGGCGCATCTGAAGCTCTTGTTGCAGTTGGGCATGAAGGGAGTCCATCATCGCCTGATTGGTTGACGGTGGTGGTCCTGCGGCCTCTGGCGTCCCTGGACCATTGCTTGTCATGCTATCCATGGCATTATTTCCAAGCTGTTTAATCGGGTCCATCGTGCTACCGGGGTTAAATAAAAAATTAGCCGTTTGGGCGGCAAAGGTATTTGCTCCCCAGGTCTTATTTGCCCACGTGCCTATCGGGCTTTGAATTCCATTTGATAAAAGGGGAGAGTTGCTAAAAGGCTTAAGCGGACCAGGAACAGAATTTCCACTCATGACGCGTATTATCCTGTAATTTTTATCCAAAGTCTACGTCAGATCCGACTCCCTTAGCCTTAAGGACATTTCTAAATTTCCTGGCTGCGGTCCAATCCTTCCTCGCGACACGGCAGTGAAAGGTAACGGCAAGGGCGTCGGCTTGGTCTGGCGACTTAATGCCCCGCTTCTTCATCTTTTCTTTGGATTCAAGCTTTTGTTTTTGCTCTTTTCCCATGTACTCATACTCTGGGGCGACGAGCTGCTCGACGAGATTACGATCTTCTTCTCTTTGATTTCCAAGCATCGCGCCGTTTAACCACTCCCTCATCCTCGCCCAAAGTTCTGTTCGGTGATCAAAATACTGGGGATCGTCGGGGGAAGAGCCAAACTCCACCTCGAAAACCTTATACCCCATTTCCCTGAGACGATCGATGATTCCGGTCCCGGCGCCAGAGTCGATAAAGACCGCGTCTGGGTTAAACTGCTCAATCAGCTCGGCGCACTTGTTTGCGACTTGCATATTGTCAGCCCCCTTCATGATCACAGTCGGAAAGCTACGGGCGTCCCGTCCTTGTCTAAAGCGGATAACGGTATCGTCATCTCCAAACCGCGCTGGATCGACACCCATACAAAGCGGAGCGTAATCGTCCGTTCGTTCAAGTTCACGTAAGCAGGCGTCAGCCACAGCTGCTCGGCTAATGAACTGGCGGTCACCTGTGGCCGGGAATTCTCCTTTAACCTCGACCCTGGCTTCACGCGAATCCTCCCCGTATTTGGTAATGATCTCATCATAAACAGCCCGGTCCACACCATCAACGAACCGCGAGTCAATCTTTCTGGTTTTCCAGAAGGTGCAGTGGGGGTGGGTGTGAAAACAATCATAAAACGGCCCCGAGTTAGACCGTGGGTTTGAGAAACAAAACCAAAAGCGATTGACGGATCTCTCGGTAAAAAACCCCTCCGTTACCGTCCAAATCGGACCGGGAATACCAGAGGCCTCATCAAAGATGACCATCATTCCGGCTGGGTTATGGGCTCCGGCAAACGCGTCAGGGTTATCTTCATTCCAAAGCTCTCCCCTAGCGTAGTAATACTGATCGTCAATCTTTAGCTGTTCTTTTAGGGATTTTGCAAACCACGGGGCAGGCATTAAGCCCTTTTGAATGCGGTCAAACCAGTAGGAGTTAATCGCGAGCGTTAGCCACTTTCCGATTTCTCCAAAGGTTTTATTTGTAAGTTGAGAATCTGTATTGGCCGATAAGATGACCGTACTTCCAAGCTGAGTTGAAAGCTGCCAGAGGGTAAGCCATGCGACAAGAGTAGATTTACCAGGGCCTCGTCCTGAGCTAATCGCGCACTTATAAGTTTTAGGATCTTGTCCAGCCGCAAGTCTTCTCTTGTTTTCCTTGATGAAGTCATAAACCTTAAGCAGTTCTTCTTTCTGCCACTGTCTCGGCCCGCTAATCCCCTCTAGTGGGGTCCTTGCCTCCCCCCACGGGAAGGCCATCATCACCCAAGCGTAAGGGTTGTCCTTCACGTGCGGAGCCCACATCATCTCCATTAGCTTTTGCGTCTGCTCGACCGGAGGAAGGCTCGCCTTGCTCATCAATCACCCCATCTGCATAAGCATAGATCTCCCACCTATGATCGTAGACCCACCTTAAGGCATCCCGCCAGTCATGCATTTCTTTAAATGCCATTAGGTGCGCCATCTGAAACAAAAGCGGTGGAGTTTCTTCAAGCTGCATAATGACCTGATCTGGAACGTCGAGAATTCTCAGCGCTGCCCTACAGCGCAGGATCTGAGCACCTAGCCTGGGGTCTAGGCTACTCTTCAAAGACATGAAGCATAGTCTTTCCAACCTCGGCCTTCGCCTCAAACGAGCCAATATATCTGGTCACGTTAAATCTTTGGGGGACCTCTTTGCCATCGGCAAAAATCTTTAACGTTCTGCGCTGTAGGGCGTGTCCATCTTCAATCAGAATCCACATGCAGGGCTTTTCGTCCCAGGTTCCAAACATTAAAATTTCGCTATTAAATGGGATCGATAGCGTTTGCGCTGGCTCTAGCTCAAGATCAAATCGTTTAACGGACTTCATATAAAACTCAAATGCTCCGGAGGGTTGCCAACGGCGGGTGGCAATGAGCCACCCTTTTTGAAGTGGTCTAGGGCTTCATTTACCTTGTGCTGGAGGCAAAGCGAGCCGCACATGCTTTGCGCGTTGAAGTTCGGCGATGCAAGGTAGTTGACGACCTCCCAGTACCTCTCGCCTCGTACCATTTCTTTAAAGCTCTCTCTAACGATGTTGCCAATGTGGAATTTCTTATACTGTTCGTTGAAAAGCATGCCACAAGGCGCAACGAGTCCTGACCCGGAGAGCTGAATGAGAAAAGGCGGGCCGTAGCATCTTTGATAGGAACGCTTACCCTTATCTCCGATCTTTGACCATTTGGCACTAACTTGATACGTGCTCGTTGAGTAACCTTCCGCTTCCTTAAGCTTGCCGTAGAGCGTTTCGTAGCCATCGTAGTTAACTCCTAACTTTCCATCTTCATCATCTGAACAATGTTTAATTACCAGATAATCAGCCCCAAGCTCAAGCCCAAGCTTGGTGAGGGGGATGATTTGATCCTCAAACTCAGGCATCAGCACCATTTGAAGGCCTATCGTGCATGATAGCCCTCTTTCTTTTTTGACTCTAACCATGGTACGGATATTTTCGCATACCCGCTCGAAGAATCCGTCTTTGACCCCCATGATCTCCTTGTATCGCTCCTTTTCTCCGGCAGTAATGTTGACACGGAAATAAGTAAGACACGGTAGAATATCTGAAATTTTTCTTTCATCGAGAAGGTAAGAATTGGACCCAACAGCCATAGCAATGCCTTTAGAGTGGCCATACTGAATAGTATCAACGAAACAGGGATTAAGAGTGGACTCGCCATCAGAAACGAGAGAAACTCCCTTAACGCCAATCTCAGCCGCGTCATCTAAAAATCTCCTCATCACGTCCTTGGTTATTGGAAACCCCTGGTTCTCTTGCAAAATCGCGTAGCAATATCGGCACGCATAGTTACAGGTTCGATTTAGGGCCATATCAACCGTGATCGGAGCGATCTTTTCGCCCCTCTCCCAGGCGTCGACCCGATCCTTCCACCAGCCTATTTTCGTCCCATCGAGGATCAGTTTTTCATGAAGAGGTTCGGTGGCTGGATTTAGCATGAAGCGTATTCCTTTGAATTCTTCGGTTCTTATCTTCCTTTGATTCGAGCCTAAGATCAATGGGCCTTTTGGTGAAAAGCTGAAGATTTCTTTCAAGCCCAATCATGCTTCTGCCAAAGTCAGGATATGATGGGTTTTGCTCGTAGGATAGCACCCATCTAAACCCATCAACTTTAACCACCAGGACGTCGTCTTGTAGACCCATTTGCACACAGGCCGACGTAAGCATCGTTTGCGCCTCAAACTGGGTCATACATAAATTCCTTAACCTTATCGATCGCGTAATCCTGCTCTTCCCTCGATAGATGCTCATCGACTGGCAAAGAAATGACTCTTGCCGCCTGACGGTAGGCCACCGGGAAGTCGTCTTGCGCGAGCCCTGAATATTCTAACACGCCCTGAAGCGGGATTGGATAATGAACCTTCGCCTCAATGCCATTGTCTTGGAGCCATTCTAAAAGCCTATTTCTAATGGTATAATCAACCTCAAACATGTAGAGGTGAAAGCATTGTTTGACGTGCTCTCTCCTTGGGGCAAGAGATATGCCCCTTACGTCCTTGAGGTTTTGATCATAGTAGCGTGCATTTTCACGCCGCCGACCTGTAGTCTCCTTCGTTTCAGAGATCAAAAAATTCCCCACAATCGCCTGAAGCGAATCAAGCCGAGAGTTGCACCCAAAACCAAATATTGGGTGAATCTCGTCCCGGTTTTTAAGACCGTGGTTGCGATAAAGCCTAAGCCTGCGGTTTAAATCCGCATCGTTGGTCGCAATCATCCCTCCGTCACCCCAGACGTTCAGGTTCTTAAGGGGATGAAGCGAAAAGGCGCCAGCCGCGCCAAACGTTCCACAGCACTGGCCCTTAAATTCGGCAAGCACACCCTGGCAGGCATCCTCAACCACCGGAAGGCCATACTTATTTGCCACATACATCACCTGCTCCATCTCACAGGGCTCGCCGGTAAAATGCACGGGAACTATGGCTTTCGTTTTCTTGGTTATGGCTCGCTCAATAAGATTCGCATCCAGAGTGTACCAAGGAGACATGTCCACAAAACGTGGTACAGCAAAAAGCTCAGCAATAGCACCAGCGCTGGCCACGAATGTGTTTGCGGCAGTGATGACCTCATCACCTGGGCCAACTCCACAAGCACGAAGAGCCAAACGAATAGCGTCAGTGCCGTTAGCAACACCAATAGCATGCTTGGCCCCAATAAGACTTGCAAACTTCTGCTCAAACGCCTCAACCTGAGGCCCAAGGGTAAAGTCCCCAACCTCCAGAAGTTTTTTAAAGCCTTCGTAAATAGGATGCCCTGGTTCCATGCAGCCTGCAAATTTTTGTGGTAAATAACTGTATCTTACCTTCAAAGGCCCAGCTCCTTCATGCGTTTGATGTTATAGTAAATTGAATTGTTTATCGGATCTTTAAACAAATCTTTTCTAAAAGCGCCAAGGATGTCATCGATCGCCTCAGTGATGCCAAACGTCGGCTTAAAAATGCTAGAGATCTTGTTTGAGTTTACGTGGTATGATCTTCGGTCCACAACCGGCCTATCTTCAATCTGGCAAGGGATGACCTCGCGGATTTGCTCGGCGATATGAAATAGGCTCTTGTTTTCAAAGCCGACGTTAAAGACCTGGCGGTCCACATCTTTTTCATTGGCATTAAGAATCGCAATGTAGGCCTCGCACATATCATCGATATGGATGTTTGGCCTTAGTTGCTCTCGGCCAAAAAGGGTGATCCTTTTATTCACAATCGCCTGAATCGTTAAAACGTTGACGACCAGATCAAACCTTTGTCTTGGGGAATATCCGCAAACCGTCGCTGGTCTTAAGATCGTCCACGCCCCTCCGGTTCCATAAGATTGGAGCCAAGATTCGCAGGCTAGCTTATACTTTGAATAATCGGTGATTGGACTCTTTGGTGAGCCTTCGATAACGTCTGGGCGATCTGAGATCCCATAAACGCTAGAGCTAGAGGCGTAAATGAACCTCTTGACGTTACACTCGTTTACGACCTTGATCAGATCCTTAAAGCAAGTATAATTTATTTCTTTCCCAAGCCCAGGGTTCATATCAAAGCTTGGATCGTTGGACACGCAGGCAAGATGAATAACCGCGTCCTGGCCAGAAAATGCCGCTCTCAAATCATCGATGCTTCTAATGTCGCCCTGGATTTTTGTGATCTTCTTGTTGTTTAACAGATGATCGCCAAACCAAAATGTATCTAAAACAGTGACGTCGTGACCGTTCAGCAAGAGCTTGTGGCTTAAAACGGTTCCGACATATCCGGCTCCGCCAGTGATTGCTATCTTCATGAGAGGTATTTAAACCAACTTTCTGTTGCCTTTTCGATTTTTTCTTTTGTCCAAAGCGGGGCGTTTTTATACTTTGGGATTTCCCCCCGCATTATCTCAACGCCCTCTTCAAAGCTCACCCTAGGCTTCCATCCGAGCTGATCCACAATCAGCGTGATGTCGGCATGCGTGATCCTCGGCTCTCCCGGCCGATCGGGAATGTGAATAAAATCTTTAGCCCCAAGCAATAGCGCAAGCTCGTTTACTGATCTTGGATTTCCAGATCCAACGTTATAGCTACCCTCGCATCCCCGTGCCGCTAAAACAAAGGCCTCAACAACATCTGAGATGTAAACGAAGTCTCTTAGCTGCTTTCCGTCGCCTACAATTGTTAAGGGCAGGCCATTTGCAAGCTGAGATAAGAACACGCCAAACACCGCCCCATAGGCACCAGAGGTTCTATGCCTTGGGCCGTAGGCGTTAAAAATTCTCAGCGACGTCGTTGGAAGGTTATAAACATAGCTCCAGTGATTGACATAGTAATCGCCGATAAGCTTCGTTAGAGCATAGGGATGAAGCGGCCTTGCTTCACATCGCTCGCTCGTTGGATACTCGCTAGGAATACCGTACATGCTCGATGAGGCGGCGTAGATGAAGCGCTTTATCTTAAGCTTTCTCGCTAGCTCTAAAACCCTTATCGTTCCAGTCACATTGGTCTTGTGGTAATCTAGCGGCCTCTCGATTGACGGGATGAGATCAGCCTTCGCTGCCAGATGAAATATCCACTCCGTGCCATTTAAAATAGGGCCATGATCCATTAGCTCACCGTTGATATTGCCAAGGATCATGTGAAATCTTGGGCTTTTTGTCGCGACGCTTAGATTATTCACCTTGCCGTTTGAAAGATCATCGATTCCGACAACGTCATGCCCATCTTCAATGAGCCGATCGCAAAGATGGCTTCCGATAAAACCAGCCGCTCCGGTGACCAGACATTTCATGAAACCCCCAAATAAGGTTTTGACTTAAGGCCAAGCCATGGTCAAATTGTTTTTATGCAAGACACCAGGGATCGCAACAAATATTTTACCGCCGAAGACATCAACACCTATCTGAGCGATTATTCTAAGGCCATTCGCCTTGGTTTATCTAAAATAAACCGAAAGAACATGGTTGCGGCGCAGAACGTCCTTAGGCTAACGGCCCTAAGTGGCGGAAGGATCTTTGTTGGCGGAAACGGTGGGTCCGCCGCCATCTCAGATCACCTCAAGTGTGACTTTAGCAAAGGAACAGATGACGGACACGGCGGAAATCTCGTTGTTCATTGTCTATCAAACTCAATGGCTCTTTTTTCTGCGATAGGAAACGACTTGGGCTATGAAAGAACTCTCGATTATCAGTTAAGCTTGTCAAAGGTTAATGTTAAAGACGCTGTCATCCTTATTAGTAGCTCTGGAAATAGCCCAAATATCACCAACTGTTGTTCTTATGCCAAGCGCTTTGGCGCAACAGTCATTGGTCTCACCGGCTTTGACGGAGGATGCCTTAAAGAAAAGTGCGACATCTCTCTTCACGTTCCGGTTGATAACTACGGCGTCGTTGAAGATTGTCACCAGGCGCTGATGCACGTTTTTGCCCAATACTACTGGTTGAGTTCAAATGAGAGATAAAGCAGACGACGTGGATCTTTATTTAAAGATCCTTAGAATAAGGATGATCGAAGAAGCTATAGCCAAACGATACAAAGAAGGAAAGATGCGCTGCCCGGTTCATCTCAGCATCGGCCAGGAGGCCGCTGCCGTTGGGGTTTGCGCGGCCCTTTTGCCTAACGATAAGATGGTGTCAACCCACAGGTCGCACGCTCACTACCTTGCTAAGGGTGGATCGCTCAAAGGATTGATCGGGGAGCTTTATGGAAAGTCTACGGGATGTAGCCGAGGCAATGGTGGTTCTATGCATCTCATTGACCTTAGTGTTAATTTTTGGGGTTCTACTAGCATTGTTGGTGGAACTATCCCTGTCGGCGTTGGTTTGGCTTTTGCAGATTATCTTCGAGGAGATGTGTCGACGACGGTGATCTGTATTGGCGACGCGGCGATTGAAGAAGGGGTGTTTCATGAGGCGGCAAACTTTGCCTCTCTTCATGACCTCAATGTCATCTTTGTCCTAGAAAATAACCTTTATTCCTGCTACACCAACATTAAAAACCGCCAGCCCGATCGCCCGATCTCTGATGTGGCAAGGGCACACAAGCTTTCCTTCCTTCGGACAAAGGAAAATGATGCTAAAGACATCATGAACTCGGTTTATTCCGTTTGTAGGCCTGCTTTGATTGAGATCCCAACCTATAGATATCTTCAGCACTGTGGGCCGGATAAGGATGACGAGCTTGGGTATCGCTCCTATAAGGAAATTTTAAGGTGGAGGCATAAAGATCCGCTCAATGTTAATTACTGCATAGGGCATCCAACCGATGGAGAACTCGGAAAAATCATCTTGGAAATCGATCAGGCTTTCGCAAGTGCTGAAGAGGCGCCGTTTCCAGATGAGACAGAAATGGGAAAGTATACATATGCTGAGCTTCAAACAAGCGCTACTTGAGGCCCAGGAGGCGTGCCTTAAAGATCCGAGGTGCTTTCTCATTGGCGAGGGCGTCCCTGATCCGAAGGCATGCTTTGGCACCACAGCTGGGCTCGATAAGAAATTCCCACGTCAGGTCTTTGACATGCCTGTATCTGAGAATGGGATCACAGGCGTGTGTATAGGTGCGGCCATAAATGGCATGAAGCCAATCCTCGTTCACCAGAGAATCGACTTTTCGCTCTACAGTATGGATCAAATCGTCAATAACGCGGCGAAATGGTTTTCCATGTTTGGAGGCCAAAAAAGCGTCCCAATCGTCATTCGGATGATCGTTGGGAGGGGTTGGGGTCAGGGTAATCAACATTCCCAAAACCTTACCTCAATGTTTGCCCACGTTCCAGGTCTTAAAGTCTTTTGTCCGTCAAGCGCCAGGGACGCAAAAGATTTGTTCATCAAAGCCTATAACGACCCAAACCCAGTTATTTTTATCGAGCATCGCTGGCTTTATGACACGACCTCAGAAAGGGGAGACCTTTCTTCGGGAATAGAAGAGGGGTCTGATATCACCATCGTCGCCTCTGGACACGCCTATAGAGAGGCCTATCTTGCAAGAGAGAGGCTTAAGTCGAACGGGATCTCGGCTGAGCTTATTGACCTTAGGATCATAAGCCCACTAGATATGACGATGATTTATGATTCAGTTTCAAAAACCAAGTCTTTACTTGTGGTTGATGACTGTTGGCAAATGTGCGGAGTGGCGTCAGAAATCATCGCAAGCGTTGCCTGCCATAGAGAAGGATATAAGTTTTCTAGGCTCACCTATCCAAATTGTCCATCTGCAAGCTCTCCGGCCTTAACAAAGAATTACTATCCAGAGTGCTCAGATATTTGCGCCTATGCTGAAGACCTGCTCATGCGGCCAATGAATTATTGGCCAAGAAGGGAGAAACACGATGTTCCTAATCCAGAGTTTAGGGGTCCGTTTTGAAAACCGTTCTTTGCCACGGCTGTTTTGACGTCCTTCACTATGGCCACCTCAAACATCTCCAAGCTGCCAGACGGTACGGTGATCGACTTGTTGTCTCGCTCACGGCAGACGCATTTGTTAATAAAGGCCCTTCTCGCCCATACTTCTCAGCTGAAAAGAGAGCTGAGATGCTTAAAGCACTTGGAATCGTTGATCAGGTCACGATCACTCACCACCAGACAGCTATTCCGGCAATTAGAGAAGTTAAACCTGCTTATTACGTTAAAGGAGCAGACTATCGAGACCCTACTCAAGATGTTACGGGAGAAATAGCCAATGAAAAAGCCGAGGTCGAACGCTGGGGCGGAAAGCTCGTTTTCACCGATGAGGAAACCCACTCCTCATCAAGGCTCATTAATAGCTTCCTTGCGCCGTGGTCAGATGAGCAAAAAGCAGCAATTGAAACTATACGCTCTCTTGGTGGATTTGAAGCTATTAAGAGGGCAGTTGATTCTCTCTCTGGACTTTCTATCCTGGTTGCTGGAGAGACTATCCTTGATATCTACCGATTCGTTAGGCCAGAAGGGATATCATCCAAGTCCCCGAGCCTATCCGCCAGATTCATCAGAGAAGAGCAATACCACGGAGGATCATGGGCCATCGCCAACCACCTCAGAGATTTTGCAAGTGTTAGCCTCGTTGCTCCTGTCAAAACCTGTAAAAAAATCAGGTACATCTCTGAAACGCAAAGGATTTTTGAAGTAACAGAGATCGATGAGGATGTTAAAGATCGGGATTTTTTGATAGATAAGATTTACGGGTTTTCGGGCGACTGTATTGTCGTTGCCGACTTTGGCCATGGAATGTTTTTAGGAGGAGAGCTAGATGGTAATCTCAGACCCTTTGTCGGACTCAACGTCCAAACCAATTCATCAAACCTTGGTTTCAATCCCTACCACAAGCACGCTGTCTATTCTTATCTCTGTCTCGACACCAGGGAATCAAGGATGGCCACACACGATCGATATTCAGACCCACTTACGATTGCAAGAAAAATTGCGTCAAACGCTCCAGGACATTTTGGGTTTACCGTTGGATCGGGTGGAGCTTACATTCTTTCCAACGGCGGGAACGAGCTACACTGCCCCGCCTTTAGCGACGTCGTTATTGACGCCACTGGGGCCGGAGACGCGTTCTTCGCCATCACCACGGCGCTCCTCTGTAGAGGAGCGCGTTCAGAAATCACTCTCTTCATTGGAAACGTTTTTGCTGGGCTTAAAACAAAGATCATCGGAAATAAGAGCGCGGTTTCTAAAGCAGCGCTCTTAAAAGCCTGTGAATCGATTCTTAAGTAGACGGCGTGGGAGCGGGCAAGATCGCAGCCAGTGCTGCCTTGATCGCATCCAAAGAAGCCTGAAGCTGAGCAACGGAAGTTTGGAAATTTGCAACGAGTGCCTTATCCGACTGATCCTGCGCGGTCATTGCGGCTAGCTGTTGTTGGACAGAAGCAAGGTTTGCCTGTGCCGCAGCAAGGTTTGCTTGATCTGTTTGGTCCTGCGCCGTGATCGTTGCAATTTGCGCATTGAGAGGATCGGTTGCCGCCTTTACCGCAGCGTCAATGTCCGCCTGAGTAAAGGTTCCATCCGAAGCCTTTTGGTCTGTTGCGCCACCAGTATAAGCCATGTTTAGGCCATCAACCAGTGCCTGGCTTTGTTCTTGCTGAATGAGCGCCAAGGCCTGTTGAACGACTTGATCCTGTCCCAAATGACACCTCCTATGAAGCCATAGTATGAATCTTCTTATAGCTAAACACAAGGGGACGAAGGGCTGTTTTAGTATCATTTGGAATTTTTCAGCCGCTCAATCTTGGGGTTGTCGGATGATGTCATATCAGCCTCTTTCATTGTCTTAATCCTTCTCATTTCTGATTTAGATCTTGGAGCGTCCGAGTGATCTTCCATAAAGTCGATGACAGGGAGCTTTTTACAAAGCTCCCTGCGCTGTTCTGGGGTCAGATCGTCGTCATCGTCACTCATTCCCTAACCCAATTCTGAAAACTATTCAGTCCGATGTTCCAGTGCGTCACCCTCGCATAAGGAGCCTTTACTGCCAAATCCTTGACGTGCTTTGCAACATAACCCCCAATCATCGACGCGGTGTACATCGTGGCTTTTGCGGTGCACCTCTCGGGCTCGGCATTTTCATCAAGATAAAGGGTCTTTTCGTAAGCCTCAATATCTTTTGTCAGGTTTGGGTCAATCACGTAAGAAACCGCGTATTCCGCAGCCATCCTCGGATCAATGTACCACCTCACCTTAAGGTTATCCTTGCAAAGCTCCCATACCGCCTTTCTCACCTTCATCGAATCCACAGCGGTGATAACGATCTGGCCCAGGTCTTCCGTCTGGTCAATAAACTTGTGCATATAGTAATCGATTTCAACCTTGGTGAAATCCTTAACCAAATCATAAAGGGCTTCGACTTTAGACTTACCGATATCTGAAAATCTATAAAACTGGCAGTTCATATTCTCAACCGAGACCTCGTCAAAGTCAAAAACCTTGATCTCGCTAAATCCCATCTTGGCGAGATTAAGAACCGTCATCGACCCGATCGCCCCAGCCCCAATAACGGTGATGGGTAAATTTAAAACCTCAACCGGGATAATGTCTAATTGCCTCGTCAAATGCTCAGTACCCTGCATAAAAATCATCCTCCGCACGGCGATCGTGCAAATAAGCCAAATAGGCGTCAGAAAACTTTGAATCAATCTTTCTCACATAAGAAATCTCATCGGGAGTCATTTCGGCGATCATAGAATAAAGCATATCCTTTCCCATAACCTCTGAATCCTTGCACGGATTGTAAACCGACATTCCATCAATATTGGCATAGCCAAACTTGTTCCACTCAATCTCGGTGTCTTTGGCTACCCCCCGAGGAAGCTCAACCAAAGAATCCTTGATCTTCCATACACCGTTTTTAAACTCGTACTTGTCTGGGAACTGCCGCTTCCAGCTATTTGGATCAGAGTCATCTGCCGTCCATTTGCTTGAATAGGTTTTCTTCTTCACCTTATCCTCAAATTCCTTATCAAGCTTTTCCTTTAAGGCCAGATCCACCCGCCTCACAATCTTCATTGGCATCTTATCGATGAAGATGTCATGCGGCCGCCCCATCACGTCAACGCTAGTTAAAAAGGCGGTCGTATATTCTTTCTTTTGGTTTAATACCGTCGCAACGATCCAGCCCTTTTGCCCAAGCTGACGAATGAGGTTTAGATCGGTCGTCGACCACGAAGCCTGAAATCCAGGGTGAGAGTGCCAGTGCCACTTTAAAGCGTTAGGCTCATTTCTCATCTCATACATCGCCTTAGCAAGGCCTGCGTCATCGATCTCAGCCGATCCCCCGCTCACCGTCTGCTTTAAAAGAATCGCGTCCCTCACCCGAAACCTTCTTGACGTTTCATCAAAGTCCAAAGACCCAAAGCCTGACACCTCATCTGGCGCCGCCTTATCAATCCAGTACATCACCTTTTCTAAAACCTTTTCTGGGATCTCAAGCGTTAACCCCTCTCCAGCATCTTGAACAGGAACGTGATCCTGATCGACCTTAGGGCCAACCGACTCATAGCCCACATAGTATTTCTTTTTCTTGTTCTTCTTAGCCATTTTTTACTCCCTTGGTTTTTGCCTTATAAGCTTGTTCAAATTGGTAAAGAGGAATATATCCTTTTCGCTCCTCGAAGTTTGCCATCACGTCGTAAAGATCCATCATACAAGCGTAAAAATCTCTCTTCGCGTAATTTTTGTGATAAGAGTTTCCAATCTCACCCATGCAGATGTAGTTTTTAACCCCGATGTGGGGGTGAACGTATTGTCCGATCGTGATGTTATCCTCTCCAGCGCCAACACTAATCGTCCATCCACCCTTCTTATCTGGTATGACGTCGACCTTAAAGCGCCCAAGTGGAACAATCAGATTTGTTGCCTGAGCCTCGCTAAAAAAGCTTTTGTTGATAAACTTCGATAAAAACGTGACAACGCCGTCACGTTGAACCTTATGCATCGTAAACTTTCCCGTCGCCAAAACCTTTTTGATCTCATTGGTCCACTTTAAAGAACTATCCTCTGCGCTTGGCTGGTTTTGTTGGGCCAAAATTTCTTGATTAATCTCATTATATCGCTCTTCAAGTTTACGTACGGTATTCCTAGCGTTCCTTAGGTCGGTTGCAACAAGCATGCGTTCGGTCGCTAATTTAAACGTCATGGCTGTGGGGTCATAAACAAACTCGGCTACAGCGCTTTTGATCTCGGCGGCCTTGACATACCTTTCCTTGGGAAGCTTCTTGGTTTTCCGCTTTAAGCCAAAAAAGATCTTGTTTATTTGCGCTCTGTTTAAAATAATATGACCGTCTTTAACAAAGCTCGATAACTCAAAATCGCCCACGTCAACGCCAGTCCTTTGGCCCAAATCCTCAATGTACTTTAAAATCGCCTCCTTCTTACCAATCTCCTCGTCGTTCGATCCGTTAAAGATTTCATAGTGATAACCACGAGCATCACGCATCGTCTTGACATCGTGATGCTTTAGCTCTAGCGTTTTAGGTGCCACTTTGTATTCTCCTTATCAGTTTGGGTGAAAGGGGGCGCTTCGGATCACTCCCCGAAGCGCCCCAAATTTTTACCTAGCCAGCCTTCACAGGACGGGCAAACGAGACAAAGTCGTTCGTCTCAAGCTTTTGGTCAAAGTCAGCGGGCTCTCCATTCACAGCCGCCGTATAACCCTGACACTCCATCTTGTTGGCTAAGTCACCAACCGTCTTGGCATCAATTTGCTTGTTCTTACCACCCGCGACCTGACAGATAACCTTTGCCATACTTTATTCTCCTTTGTTGGCGTTATTGGTTATTTGGACCTTAACTTTTCAATCTCAAGCCAAAGCTCATGACTCTCTGCTAAGGCGCAGTAATCCTTAGACACAACCCGAGCCATTCCCAAACAAGTGTTAAACTGCAATCGACACTCGTTAAACTTTAGCCGATTTGGTATAGCGCCAGATCTCTGGCAGTAACGAAAAATCTCAAACCCCAACGTCTCATCATCAGGGTAACCACTATCTAAAGCCTCAATCTGAAGCCTGGCTATATGGTCAGCAAGGCCAACAACATCAGCGATATGAAAAGGGTCAACAAGGATCGTCGAAGCAGTAGACTTTTTATTCTTGTGATATCCAGCCACACCAAGCACCTATGCTCCCTTTTGATCCAATTGTCTAATTTCTATCCCAAGCTTGTTTGAAAGTGATTG